AGCTGCAAGAGCTCAACATGCTTTTACTAGTTTTAAAGGTGAGAAATATGTTGCTATTGGAACATCACAAGGATTGTTTTTATACTACGATGAAGCATTTTATGATATTAGCCCCTTAGATGATCAAATAGCTGGAACAGCTACGTTTGATACAGTGCAAGGTTCTGCTGTGTGTACGGTTAATTTATCCTCTCACGGATTAGAGGCGGGACGATATGTTACTTTTAACTCTATGTCAGTTACTCCAAATGGATTTACCTCCTCATCTACTTTCACAGATGGAGCTTTTGAAATTAGAGATGTAACTACTAACACTTTTAAAATTACAGCTCCTATTGTAGCAGTTAATCCTGGCGGAAGTGCAACAGGATCAGCAACTGTAAAACCTTATGAAATAGTTGGTCCTACGTTTCAAACGAAAGGTTATGGATGGGGAACTTATCAATGGAACACAGGGACATGGGGAACAGCTAGAACAGTAAGTGATGTGGTTTTAGATCCAGGCCTCTGGAGCCTTGATAACTTTGGAGAAGTATTAGTTGCTACAATATTTAATGGAAAAACGTTTAGTTGGAATGCAGGAGCTGCTACACCTAGAGCTGTTAGAGCATCTCAAACTACAACAAACTTTCCTACAAACAGCAATCCTGGAGCCAGCAGATTAACTTTGGTATCGGATAGAGATAGACATCTATTTCATTTTGGAACTGAAACAACCCTTGGTGATTCCACTACTCAAGATCCAATGTTTGTAAGATTTTCTAATCAAGAAGATTTAAACAGTTATGCGCCCTCATCTACTAATACGGCAGGTACATTTAGACTAGATACAGGAAACAAGATTGTAGCTGCTATTCAAGGTAAAGATTATGTATTCTGTTTAACTGATCAAGCAGCTTATGTTATTCAGTTTGTTGGGCCACCTTTTATTTTTTCTGTAAGACAAGTTGGTACAAACTGTGGATGTATAGGACCTAAAGCTGTGTCTTATGCAAACGGTGCTGTATGGTGGATGTCAGCTGAAGGAGGATTTTTTGTATTTGATGGTACTGTTAAATCATTACCTTGTTTAGTTGAAGACTTTGTATTTAGCACAGACGGAAATAATCTTGGAATTAATTACGGAGCCTCTGATATTGTTTATTCATCTCCTAATGCTTTGTATACAGAAATACATTGGTTTTATCCTAAAGACGGATCTGAACAGATTGATAGATGTGTAACTTATAATTATTCAGAAAATGTATTTACGACATCATCCCTAGATAGATCTAGTTATCAAGATCAGGGTGTATATCCTGAACCATATGCTACAGATTATAACTCTACCGACACACCTGTTTTTGCTGCTATTAGCGGCTTAACTAATAAATATGGTGCATCTATTTACTATTGTCATGAGAAAGGTGATGACCAAGTCAATAGTTCTGGCACTACATCTATTGATGCTTTTATTAGATCTGGAGATTGGGATATTACATCTAGAAGAAGTCCATTAGGACAAATGACCGGTGTAGCAGATTATAGAGGAGATGGAGAGTTTTTTATGTCTGTCAAAAGATTTATACCAGACTTTAAATATTTACGTGGTAATTCTACAGTTACATTATTCTTAAATGATTATCCTGATAATGCTCCTGTAGGCTCACCTTTAGGTCCCTTTACAATTACATCGACCACTGATAAGATAGACACTCGAGCTAGAGGTCGGTTAGTTTCTATTCAAATAGCTAATACATCTACAGGCGAATCTTGGAGATATGGAACTTTTAGACTTGATGCACAACCGGACGGAAGAAGATAATGGAATCATACATAGACGAATTTGGCAATATACAATATAGAAATGTAGGAACCAACAATGATTTTCCATTTAGATCTATGGTTGAGATGGAGGCTGCAAATCAGTTGGCTCTTAATGACATGTTTTCAGTGCCTTCACAAACAAACTTCGGAAACACACAATCTGGGTTTGCTACTAACTTTCCTTTACAACCTGTACCTGTTAATACAGGTATTACACAGTCAACAGCTGCTAATCAATTTGAAGAGCCTTTTCAAATTATCAATGGTCAAAAAGTTTATATAAGTGATGTGCTTGGAATGAAGCAAGCAGAAGAGAAAGCTAATTTTTATCGAGAGCCAAAAGGTATTTTAACTCAAGCAAAAGATTTTATTACTCAACAATTACCTAAAACACTTAAAGGTGGATTAGATACATTAATTAATTTTATTCCAGGAATGAAGTTTATAAGATCTTTAGATAAATTTGATACACTTCCATATATGGACAGAAAGTTTATTCAGTCTAGAATGACGGGTGATGTGCCCGGTATAAGTGTTGACCCTAGAACTGGTTTGTTAAAAGATGCAGCTGGTAAAAACATTAGAAGTCTTAGAGGAAATTATTCAGAAACTGTTGATGATGAATATGAAAGATACAGTAAAGCTATTGAAAGAGCTAAGGAAAAATATAATGTAGGTTTTGATGGAACTCAATTTACAGGAGCGAATGCTGACATAGCTAATAAAATGAATAAAAATAATTTAAACATGTTTAATTTCTTTAAAGAACAAAAAGCTGCAAAAGATCAACAAATAGCAGAGTTTAAAGCTAAGGTGAAAAAACAAGTTGATAGTGGCGTAACAGCTGATTTTGGTCAGTCATTTCATGGTGGTGATAATAAACCAACAGGTGGTGGTAAACAGAGATTTGATGGTGCTACAAGTAGAGCACAATATGATAAAGATCCAACAGCTTATTCAGGTAGTTTCTAATGGCAAAAGTAACAAACTATATACCTGAACCAAAACCTGAGTATGATGTGGAGAATCAAAGACAGATACTAGAGTCTTTAACTACATTACAGAATCAATTAAATTTTTCTTTTCAAAAAGATTTAAAAAACGAACAGGATGCATTTAACTATTTCTTATCATGAGTATATTTTATAAAAACCAAGGTTTTAAACAACTTGATTCATCTAAAACAACAGTGCTTACTTGTCCTCTTGATGGTACAATTATAGTTAAAAGTATCTATTGTGCAAACAATGATGCATCCTCAGGCATTCTAGTAAACATGAATTTTGTAGATTCGTCAGATGCGAGCGCTGAATATGAATTTTTTAGAGACGATGTAGCTGCTAAGACACAGGTAAATGCTTCACCTCAGGGCTTGAATTTAGAAGCAGGTGATGCTATAACTGTACAAGCAGCTACGGGCAGTAATAAAATACAAGGCCTAATAAGTTATGCTTTAATAAACAGAGAGAATGAAAACGGATAACATAATTAAGATAGATTGCACTACGATAACTACGTGGCGTAATACTAAAACTAACGAAGTGTTTAAAGAAAAGAAAGAGGGACCTGATATTGTACAAGACGTTACAGTGCAAGTCTCACCGAAAGGTTTAGACATGATACAGAAAGCGATGAATCAAAAAAATGATAAACCAAAAACCTAAAGGCGGAACTGAATTACAATTCGACTATTTAACAAAGTATGTCGATTCAAAATTATTAAATGAAGTACAGATATGTACATCAGTGCCTGAAAAGATTCCTTTACATCCTACAAAAGTAAATATCTTATGGCAAAAAAATTCTTACGATCAAAGTAATTTATATCCATGGTTTAAAGACAAATCTAATCATGACAAGTATGATTGGTATGTATTTAATAGTCATTGGACTTATGAAAAATTTAGAAATCATTTTGATATTCCTACACATAAATCAGTAGTAATTAAAAATGGTATAGATAAAATAGGTAAAGCTCCACCTTATCAAAAAGGACAACCTATAAAAATTATTCATCAAAACACACCTTGGCGAGGATTGTCTGTATTGTTAGGAGCTATGCAGTTAGTTAAGAATCCTTTAATAAGCTTAGATGTTTATTCTTCTTGTGAAGTATATGGTAAAGATTTTTACGATGCTAACGATCATGCATACAAAGATCTTTATAAACAAGCAGAGCAACTACCAAATGTTAATTACGTGGGGTATAAACCAAACAATTTTATAAAAGATCATTTACATACTTATCACATGTATGCGTATCCTAGTATATTTGAAGAGACTTTTTGTATATCTTTATTAGAGTGTATGGCTGCAGGGTTGTATTGTGTTACAACTAATTATGGAGCTTTGTTTGAAACCGGTGCAGAGTTTCCTATGTATATACCATACGAAGATGACAGAAGAATATTAGCTCAAAAGTTTGCATATGGAATAGAAGCTGCTGCTGAAAGTTTACACAGAACAGAAATACATAATCATTTAGAATGTCAATCTGCTTATGCACAAGCATACTATGGTTGGAATAAAATAGGTACATCTTGGAAAAGATTTTTGGAAGGAGCGGTAAATGCAAAAAAGCAGTAAAGCGCAAGGCGCTAACAATGAACCCATCTGGTTTACTAAGCCATCTACGAATGGGGACACCGAGATTACCACGATCAATATTGGAACGAAGTCTGAATATAAAATAATGGTATGCACACCTGTGCATAGCGATGTATCTATGCATTATTGTCAGGCTGTTTTAAAATTTCAACAAGAATGTATGCAGAGACAAATACTTGTAAGCTTTACCTTAATGAAATCGTCTTTAGTTACACAAGGTAGAAATTTATGTGTAGCTGAAATGTTAAATCATGCTGATAATTATACACATTTATTATTTATAGATTCAGACATAGACTTTCAATCTAAAACTATTTTTACTATGTTAGAAAAAAATAAAGATGTAATAGGTTGCCCATATCCTATGAAAACTTTTGATTGGGATAAAGCATGGAGAAGAATGACAACTAAACACAGGGCTATCAATGACAAAGATGATTTATCAAAATCTGGTTATACATTTCCTTTAAAAGTAGAAGATCCACAAAGAATACAGGTAGAGGACGGAGTAGCAGAAGTAACTCATGCTCCTACTGGTTGTTTGTTAATTAAAAGAGAAGTTATAGAAAAGATGATGAAACAATACCCTGAGTTAGAGATATATCAACCAACTATAATAAATGGTAATACAGAGAAAAAAGATAATATGTTTAATCTTTTTGACACCCTACACGATCCTAAAACTAAACGATACTTTGGTGAGGACTTTGGATTTTGTCAAAGATGGTCAGATATGGGTGGTAAAATACACGTATATTTAAAAGATTATATTACCCACATTGGTGAGTATTCTTATTGTGGTAGATTTTGGGACGACCTTTATCAAGGAAGTCAGCCTCTCAAAGGTGTTGACGATAGCAAAAAAATCAAATAAAGTGTGATATTTCAGGATTAGTACGCCTGCCCTATAAACTAAATTTAGACAAAATTATGGCATTAACAGACACTACAGCATCGAAAAAATTTATAGCAGGGGCACCAAATATCATTCTTAAGGGCGATTATAGACGTAAAAAACCAGAGATGAAGGTGTAGTCAAAGGAGCAGGTAAACTTCTTAAATCTCCTGCAGGTTTATTAGCTTTGAACTTTGCGCCTATGCTAATACCAGGTGGAGCTAGCACATTTTTAGGTGGTAAAAATGCTATGTTTAATATTGGTAATATATTAGGTTTAAAAGAAGGGGCTGATGCAATGAACGCTCTTAAAGTAGGTGGAGCTGGTGCAGTCATTACAGGTTTACTTGCGGAGAGAGAACAACAAGAAGGTGAATCAGATATAGATTATGCTCAAAGAAGAGCACAAGTAAATGATCAATTAAAGATACAGTTTTCAAGATTATATCCAAAAGGAGAGAATGAAACACCTGAGGATTACGATGTAAGAATAAACGCTTTAGTAGAGGGAGCTGATGACCAAACAATAGATGTAGGAAACATGGCTGAAGGTGGTAGAGTTGGCCGTGCATTTGGTTCTGATAAGTTAGTGGAA